ATAGTTGCTGTCGTCCGGGTCATCAAGTGAGCCATCACTGTTAATGAAGGCATCAAGCTTGGTGTAGTCGGATTTAAGCAGACTCTGACCGTTAAAAATCAGCCAATGGTCAGGTATTGGGGTCTTTGAAACCCAAGGCAAAACTGTGCCTGTAGGGAAGTTCTGCCATGTCTGAAATGCCTGTACTAACTGAGTGAGGTCGGTGTGGTCAGGTGTTAAACCTGCATTTACGATTAAGTTGCGCAGTTCTTCGGTTATCATGTAATACCAGGCAGCACCCGGTTTTGTTGCTGGAATGCCCAGCTGTGGATTACCGCCAGTAGGATAGCCCTGAGATGTTAAAGTATTTAAATCCGGTGTTGTTTCTACTGCATTTGCCTGCCAATTGCGATCCATATTTTGCTCCTACTGATATTGAAAAATAACTGCTAGATGTGCCGGCGCTAATGATTTGACCAGACACTCAAAAATTTCGTTGCCCCACTCAGCTAATGCTCGTGAGACGTCCCATGTAACATCGAGCTCTCTAACGTCTTCCTCTGAATCTGCCGAAATAACCAGACAGGCATATGCCCATTCAGGAGAGTAAATCTCAGCATCAACGTCACAGTTGACGTCGTGAACAAGAGGATGAGAAACAGTAATGTTTGAAAGCCCACAGGCTTTGCCAATCAGAGATACAAGCTCATCGAAGGTGTATCCGAGAGTCTGTATCTTTGTAACAAGAACCTGCTGCCACTGACTGATGGTGGTGTCTGAGATTGAAGACAGACACGCATCAGGGATTCCCCATTCCTTAAACCACTGAGACAGTGTAATATTTGCGGTTCTTGGGTCTGACTCATCAATTAGTTGAGCAATATCTGAGTCAATGCGAGCCAACTCAAGAGCCGTCAGTGTTATGGCTGACTGCAGAAAAATCCGGTGGTCTTTCTCCCAGGCGGGACCTTTCGGCAGCAGAGCGTTTAAAGCGTCTTCATATTGAGAAGCGCTGTATCCGGTTAAGATTCCTGCCATGTTATATCTCCCAGTGTCAGCAGATAGCCCGTGCCGGATGGCTCAAGATCTGCTGCAGGACTTACAACGACGTGATCTTCTTCATCTGTGACTGCAGAAAGTGCAGCATTGATGTGGCTCAGATAGATGCCTTCCCCTGGTACCTGTTCTTCTTTAAACAGTTCTGCAAGAGCTTCTTCTGCGCGCGCACGAATGGTCAGATTGTCAGGAGTTATTGAGAGCGTGAAGTTTACCGGCTCTGTCACAGGAGCTACAACGTAGATAGTGGCAAGCGAATTACATTTGCTCTCAATGTATTTTTTGACAGTGGCCAGCATTTCAGATGTGGGAATGCCATCCTCAGTCAAATCATCAGTCATTATGCGAATGGTTACTGTTCCAAGCCCCATTTCGAGCGGATAGCACCATGCGCGGGTAACACCCGGAACCTCAAGCGCCCATTCAACGTAATCTGTAGCGGTTCCGGTTCTTGGAGGATTGCGGGTATGCGCAAGAATGCGCTCTCTCAGTGAATCATCGGTTTCTTCATCAGTACCGCCTGTCACTGCTGAGGTCACGGTTGCAAGCGATACACCGGATATAGGAGAGACAAGAGTGAGCTCTGTAGCTACCGGCAGATCATAATCAGCTCCTGCAATCAGTGCCTTTATCGTCGCATAGCCATTTGAATCTACGGCAGACGTGGTAGCATACTGCAGTCCGTCGGAAGTCTGCAGGACTGTACCGCTTGGAATCTCTACTTCTGATTCCCAGGTGAACTGTACAGTGCCGCTTGATTTAACAGCTGTCTTTCTCAACACATTGAACAGAGTTCCTCTGCGCTCGAGATAACCGCCTTCTGCTGTCTCAGTAAACAACTGTTTGCGACCATATTCAATCGCACTGTAGAGTTCGTGTGCGGCACCTGCTAAAACTCGCTTATATACTTCCAAATCCGAGCGTCTTAATGTTTCGGCATCAAGGCGCGACTCTGCATCTTCTTCGATGCGGGAGATAATCTTTGATAATGTCGGTCTGACAGAAGTCGCCATTTTAAATCTCCATAAATTTCAGAATCTGGGGCTGGCTTTGTTTCAGGAAGGTGATTGTGACGGTCACAGCCAGCGAGTTTGTGTCATAGCGTTCTGCGGCACTCTGGATGTCTGTAGCATAACCATCGTCTATCAGCCACTGCAGAGCCCCGTTGCACATTTCTTCAGCTTCCACGAGCACTTCATCTGTGAGCTTGCGTCTTAACAGCTGCCATAGTTTAGAGCCGATGCGATCACCGGCATTCTTTGGATAGGTATCACCCCACCAGCCGTATTTGTATGTGCCGTCGTAATCGTCAGTATCGTCGGCACGGCGCCATGTAAAAAGCGATATGACTACCGCCCGCTGAAGTTCAGAGAGCTCACTGGCTCCCAGAAGCTGACCGTTTAAATACATCTTCATAATGAAGCCTTAAAACCTCGAGTTGTCTTGAACACAGATGAGTAAAAGAAAAGTCAAAAACAGTCGGCACGCCGTCAATGACAGCTCCGTAACTGACAACGCCCAGAGTCGTACTCAAATCCACATATTCAGATATAAAAAAAGCTCCATATCTGATGGAGCCTTCTTCGATAGAGATCACGCTGTCTGTTCGCTGCCAGCGCCCGTTTTTAAGCTTAAACACCGGTCTTAGTTTAGGAGTGCGCATTACTGTGGAGTGCTGGTTGTGCTGCCGCCTGACTGAACACCGCCATGGACGTGAGTCTTGAGGCTGATACCGTCAGCTGTAACATCACCTGCAACTGCAGCACCTTCGCCACCGCTGACTGCAAGCCCTGCCTTACCTGTAATGTGGCCCTGAACTATCAGCTCTCCGGTGATTGTGGTTGTAGGTGCATCTATAGTCACACTGGCAGAAGTATGGACTGTGACTGGAGAATCGGCACCCTCAACAAGTATGCCGTCTCGTTTGAGGTAGACCTGACGGCCCAAATCATCAAAGATTGCCACTTCACCAGTCTTCATGCTGGTAATGCGATAGCGTCTGTCTGCCACGGCAATTACTGCACCGTGTGCCCTGGTATCATCGAAAAAGCCCAGCAGGGCATCAGTGCCGCCGTCAGTATAAGGTTCGCTTGAAAAGCCATACGGCTCAAAGTGTTCAAGCTTATCTCTGATTTCGTTGCCGGTCATTTCCACCTGCAGTGATCGCATTTTGTCACTGCCGTGCGATACTCTGACCGTGCCTCTAGTTAAACGCTCATCACTCATGCTGTTTTACCATTTATCCAGGAGTAGTTGGTGGATGACTGCTTGGTGCTCTTGGTCTGCTTGGTCTTGTTCTGCTTGCCGTTATCCTGCTCAGTTTCAATCTTGAAACCATCTGGAGGTATTACATCAAGCGTGGTTATCATACCGTCAGTATTGTTCAAGTCAAAGGTGACCTTTGTTATCAGGAAGGCCCCCATCTTTGAAGTGATACCGAGGATCTTGTCTTCTACATGTACCAAGGTATTGATGCGCCATAAATCTCCAGAACTATTGCGCCAGCCTGTCAGTTTGTAGGTTATCTTGCGAAATAAAGCTTTGTGATATTTTTTGTTTCCTTCGGCCTCTTTTTCGCACTGCGAGGGGTCGCCTTGACCTTTTGCCTGCTCACATAAAAGTCTAGGTCTGTTTATGCTTGTGTCTTCTACGCCTTTATGGGGAGCTATCGATTTACTGCCGAAGCTGGTATTGGTACCTGACTGCTGACCGTTTACTCTATAGGTTCTATATAGTTGTTCTCCATTAAAATCAGCATGCCCATCTATTACGTTCTCACCCAATATAAGCGTATCAACAACTGTACCGCCAGCTTCGTCTGCTCTTTTGGTAGCAACAAGCTCACCGTTTTCATTGTCGCAGAAGATGAGATCATAAGATTTGGTTAAATCCTGCAGTGACTTATGCACAGTGTTAGTTAATACTGCGTCAAAGGAGACCGTTTGTTCAAGCTCTGCTATAGTGACTTCTTTTATAAAATCTATACTGTATGGAGCCACAAGGTCAGCAATGATTTTTTCAATTTTCTGATTTTTCCAGCTGATAACACTCTGACTTGAAGCAGGAGATACAAGTACCGCTCCACTTGCTCTGGCCGCTTTTTTGGTGCTCCATTTGCCTGTATCAGTTGGATGCGCAGTACCAGGAGTCATTACCGAGCAGTCCACCAAATCAGCAGTTTTACTACGCCCCTCAATCCTCGCAGACACGGAAGTAGCATTGTACTGCATGGGAGTCTGAAAGATATAGCCAGTGGCTATCAGTTCATCGCCGATGGTTATCTGAACACAGGTACCTACTGTAAAACGCTTAATTAAATTTATAGAATTTGGAAGTTTTGCGGTAATTCCTAACGAAAAACTGCGAGCAAGCGAGTTCAGCTCTGAAGTAATAGAGACACTCTCCCAGAAACTGTAACCTGCCTCATCACCATCAATTATCAGTTTTACCGTATTATCTTTAGACATAAAAAAACCACCTTGCGGTGGCTCCTTTTTAAGTGGATGCTAATTGCACTTTTTAGTGTGCCAGTTATTGTCTATCACACAGCGATGCTGTGTAGAACCTTCAACCCAGCTGTATTCAATAATATTGTTCTTGCGACGCTCTTCTTCCTGAGCCTGTCTGATATGACTCTTACGCACTGTTTCGGCAGAAGGGTGGCAGTTCTCTCCATATAGTCTGTAACATCTTTCCGTTGTTATCCGGTCATCGTCCGCCTGCGCCTGCAGAA